ATATTGATCTAGATGTTGTTGCATTTCAGTACTAAACAATGGGGCAGCGGCGTTAGGAATAACATCATGACAATGAGCAAACGACGTAACTTTAATTTTTTTTCGTTGAGCATCTCCCATCCAACTAAAATGCCACCCGTCAGATAAATGACCCAAAGTTTTTTTATTGACTTCTGCACGCATTTCGGACAAAGATCGCTTTGTTAGTTCAGACGAGTGAACAACAAAAGCTTGATTCCAGTTGTAAGGCTTACCGTTCTGATAGATTTGCAAATCAGCCCGAGAAACTAAAAATCTTAAGGATAACCAGATAATTCCAGTATTACTGGTTTTTAAATACTCGACAGCGTTAAAAAGCCCGATGGCAGAAGGTATCTCATCACAATCACTTACAATAAAATAATTGTCTCCCGAAAGTTGATTAGCTCCCGCAATAAGTGCATCGCGTTGAGCTCGTTCGCGAACCCAGGGATCTTTAATATCATCTAAAGCAGATAAATCTACGTTCAGTATTTGAATTTTATCTGACGGAATATTTAGCTCTTTTAAAGATTTTTCGCATGTGTATGGTTTTGGCTCTCCCTTATGAGTACGATTTCCTTCACAAATTATGAAACCATCTACATAATCCTTTAAGTAATTAACCCTTAACGAAAGAAGTTCTTTTTCGTTGAAATACGGGAAACAATCAACTAACACAGCAGTTTTTTAACTGTCAATATATTAACGCTTAATAGCGGGATTGGTGCCCCCACCAGCGCGAAGAATTAAGGAGCCATTTGACGGACGCTGTTTTTCGTGAGCTTTATTAAGCATCTCGCGCTTAATATTCTCTACATCAGATGTAGGTTCTTGATCTTCACCATAGGGTCCCATTTGTGGAGGAACAGCACCCTGCATATAACTAGGCGTATAGTCAGCTGAATAACGGGCGTCATCCATGCCCACCCCTTGCATACGGGCTTGGTTATCGGAAGCACGCTCCATAGCGTTAAAAGCGCCTCCAAAAAACTGACTAGCGCGAGAATAAGGATCCATGGTTACTACTTAGTTTTACGTTTAATGTACTCGGAAGCTCGTCTCCGTGCTTCTTGAGCCTTTTCAGTATTTGGCACTTGAGTATTAACAGGTTTATTCCCTTTGGTTGCTTCCTTTTTTCTTTCGTCGGTAGCACGACGCTCCTCGGGCGTAAGTGAGGCCCACGCTGCACGAGGAAGGTATCTTTCTGTTCTTCCTTTTTCGCGAGCTACGTCAGCCATTTGACCGGCCTCGCATCATTCCCCTAGCAGCCAAAGCTCTGGCAATCAAAGCATCCTTAAGAGGATTAACTAAATTTAAAGGGTCAAAGCTTGACGAGGGTTTTAAATAACTCCTTATGTCAGAAGCCTCAGGTAGGTATTTTTCGCGAAAACTAGTTCCGCCCGATAAATAACCTAAAAGCCCACTGGTGAGATCATCTCCCATCAGTTTTTACCTCCTTTTTCGTACTCTTCACGGGTTTGCCAGTCTTCCTTAGACCACCGCGATAAACGGTTCGACGAAGACTTTTTACCTTCGTAAGTACCGCCCATATCTTTATAATACTTCGTCGCTAACTGCATGGCACGTGCACTGTGCCCGCCAAGTTTTTTGCGGGCTTTTGCTTTTGCGCGAGCCCATTTTTCAGGATCTCGTTTTTTAGCAATTTCGGCCATTGTTCAGTACAGAACGTAACAGTGATCTACAGTCGAAGTACCACTAATTTGCGTTATAGAAATAGGAAGCAAAACATCGGTTCGAATGTGCGCGAAAGTAATCGGCTGCCTTGAATCAGCTAAAACAACCACAAGGGTTTTATCTGTGCTTTTGTTAGCTGACTCAATATAAACAGCACGGCAAGCCGCAAAGTTTATATCTGTTCCCGAAGCGTTCACTAAAAAACCACTGGTATAGGGCAGACTCGCTGTCTGTCCGTAAACGCCGCCAAATGCTCTAACGTCCATGTCAACCCAATGTTTCTATTAGTTTAGCCAAATATTCAGCCGCTTTTTCAAGATCTTGTTTTCCATTTTTATCTTCCCACCGCCACAGATACTTATAAATGCAGCACTCAAGGTAACCCTGAAACTTGTCTAAACCTACGGAAGCTAACTGAGCGTCGTAGCACTCCAAACCATTCTTTACATAGTAGTTTGGTTTAATAGCGGAATCTTCACGTGGGGGCAAACCACCAGATCGTTCCACTGTGTTGTTCCAAAAATCGTCGAAGTCTGTACGCGTCGCTTCGGTGAAGTGTTTGGCACTCATTTTTTCCAGAAAAAAAGTAGCAGATGTGAACGTGCTCAGCGCCACGTGAGACCACGATACCTCAAAAAACCAGCATGTCCTCTACACATATTAGCTTCTCTCCTTTTTCTTTTAAATTTTTAGAGTATTTTGTGTCGTCGTGTTTGATTAAACCAAAATCGTTTATCAGATAGCCGTCCTTACCTCGGCATACCGGTACACAGCGGCGGTGTTCGAAACCTGTAGGCAAAAACTCAAATGCCAAACCCATTGAGCTACGATCGGCTATAGGCCAGTTACGGATCCCGGTTTTAGCGTAACTTTTTTCAGGGTCGTAGCTATCGGATCGTATGTAAAGCTCGGCATCATGTTGATCAAGTATCATCCCGCAATAGTATGGACTTCCTAGCTGGATAAAAAAGTCGATCTCCCAATCAACTACAAGAATTTTGGGAACAGTAAACCCAATGTCGTGCCATACGTCGGGAGTTTCTTTTATTAAAGACCATTTTTCGTAGTTGCCGATCGGTATTTTCTTACTATCTAGTTCTTCGTATAAGGCAAACCCTGGTTCAAGACCGTACCTGCTAAGCACAGGTTTCCACTTTCTGTAATAATCAAAATTATCTTTCCTGATAAGCACATCGTTTTCTTGATAGATATAGAAATCTGCTTTTTTATTTAAAACAGCTAGAGCCAGATCCGTTTTATGCGCCCACGTCAGATACCACCCCTCGTAACCCGGAGAAGCGACAATTACGGAGATATTAACGTTCTTAAACTGACTTAATAAAGTCTCAAGAGTTTCTACGTCATCTTGAGCTTCATAATTAATATAAATATTCAAGAAAACGTTATGCGGATAGCGCTCGTATTCAGAAATGACGTTTATAAGAGGGTTAATACGCACCAAGGGATTGTGCGCAGTAATCGCAACCCATATAGTTTTTTTCATGTCAGTACTCAATGCTGAAATTTCCTCGTCGCTGTAGATATTGAATCAGCCAGGTGTAGGCGTCAAGCAAATCGTCATGGGCTGTAGCTCCTACGTTGATCAGCTGATCGAACAAAGCGTCAAATTTTCGGTACTTATTGAACACGATTTTCTTGTTTTCTAGCAATCCTAAAGTTCCACGGAAGCGGGCGATCTTGTCCCCTCTGAACCCTTTAACTTCGTGGATATGGAGGTTACCAAGTTCTCTTTCGTTAATCAGCACTCGACGTAAATCGGCGGCAAGCGACGCTTGGTAGGCCACGGATTCAACAACTAACGTCACCGTGGAATACGTAGGTAAAAAGGTGTTGTCGTGTTGAGTGAGAATACCCCACTCCAACAGCATATCGCACAGGAGATCTATCTTCTCCAAGTTGCCGATTGAACGACACTGGTGCGCGTCAATAATGTAGTACTTATCCTTAAGTCTCCCGCCTAAGACGAACGCGGTATAGTCACTCGTCTCGTTTTTACTGGCAGATAGATCGATACCAACGGCAAGCGAATCAAACTCAGTAACTACCTCTCCCTTAACTAACAAGTCCGGAGAAACAACCAAGTCGGAGGTCATAACTGGCTGTTGCTGATACTGGAACGCAAAAGCGACCGGATCTAACTCCTTCTGCCCTAACAGATATTCAGCAGACCACTGCTCAGGCCAATAACTGACAGGTTCGCCTACGTTGTTGTACGTAATAGCCTCTTGAGTAACTTGTTTCCATCCTTTATCAGGAACAAACATTGTTTTATGAATATCGAGCGGATGAAATCGGGTTCCTAGACATATAGAACGACCTCCTTCAAACACAATGGGAGCAATAACCGACGACCAGTTATTGTTCATCTCCTCACGAATGGCGGGATTTTTAATATCCGCTGAACTTTTAATAGGGTCATCAACGATAACTAAGTGGGCACGTTTAGAGGTGATTGAGCCGCGCAGACCTGCTGCCCTGAGGGTGAACTCCTCATCACCCACACGGGGGATGCCTGCGTAATCAAAATCGATCGACCAACCTATATCCGATTGCATACCGGATTTAAGCTGAACCCTAGGAAAGACTTTGCGGAACTCAGCGGAGTCAATAATCTGACGAATAATCCTGCTCTTAGGTATTGCTGTGGCGATGTTGTACGAAACATAAATAATTTGGAGCGGCATTTTAGCCGTAGTGTGTTTACCGATAATCCACGCGGTAAACATGTTCAAGCACGTGGACTTCGCTGAGCCTCGCGGCGCCAGGATGTCCAAATTAGGCCCTGCAATATCCAATAAATACTTATTTGATTCTCCTGTTATCAAGTGTCTATGCCACTCCAGCATATGCTGAGCTGGAGGTTTATCTAAAAGAGTACAAAACGTATGAAAATCATTAGCTGCCTTTGCGTACACAGAATCCGTTGCTGATGCTGTGTTTTCGGTAGCCCTAAGGGCTCTCATCTGAGCGCCACGACGGTAAGCGAAAGTCTCTCTGCTAGGCATATCAATAAGTTGACAGTGTTGTTATATTAGCTGTACTTGAGTTTACTCTCGAATGGCAAAAATTCTTTGGTACGGTGATGCTTGCAGTAATACAGGGTTTGCCAGGGTGACACACAGTGTACTAGATCACTTGAGTAAAGAACATGAAGTTGTAGTTCTTGGGATTAATTATACGGGCGACCCCCACGAGTATCCCTACAAGATTTATCCAGCTACAACGCTGCACTGCGGCGATCGATTTGGACTCCCTCGTATCCCCGAAATCCTGCAGAAAGAGCGGCCAGACGTTTTCATCTGTTTACAGGATATCTGGGTGTGTAACCAAGTCTGGGAACGCTGTGAGTTTCTGAAGGACTCCCTTAACTTTAAATTTGTCTGTTACTTCCCCATTGACAGCGAGACTTACTTTGATGATATGCTCCGTAATATTCC